AGGAAAAGGGTGGTCTGGGTCGATGGTTATTTCATGACGACAGACGGAGAGTTCCTGATCGTCACCGAGCTGACCGACCCGACCCAAGTCAACCCACTGAAATACGGATCGTCCGAAGTCGATCCTGACCCCGTAGTGGCCTTGCTCAAACTCCGAAACGAGGTCTATGCGCTAAACCGCAACACCATCGAGGTGTTTGACAACGTTGGCGGCGAGCTTTTCCCATTTTCACGTATTGACGGCGCTCAGATTACAAAGGGCGTTCTCGGCACATTCGCTTGCTGCGTATACGCTGACCGCATCGCTTTTCTAGGCGGTGGTCGCAACGAAGCACCGGGCATCTACCTTGGGGTTTCAGCTCAGACCCAAAAGATCAGCACGCAAGAAATCGACATTCTGCTGCTCAATTACACCGAGGCTCAACTGGCCTTGGTCAAGCTCGAGGCCCGTAACGATAAGTCTCATCAACACCTATACATCCACCTGCCAGATCGCACCGTGGTCTATGACGCAGCTGCCTCCGAGGTTTTGCAAGAACGGGTCTGGTTTACGCTCACCACCAGCGTGGTCGAGTTCAGCCAGTACCGCGCTCGCAATTTGGTCTGGGCTTACGACAAGTGGCTTGTCGGAGATCCGCAATCAAGCAATATCGGTTACCTAGTGCAAGACACCGGCCACCACTGGGGCGAGCAAGTGCGCTGGGAATTTGGAACGCTCATCGTCTACAACGAGAGCAACGGGGCGATTTTCAACCGCTTGGAGCTGGTCAGTCTTACCGGCAGCGTTGCGCTCGGCACCAACCCGCAGATCAGCACCAGCTACAGCGTGGACGGTCTCTCGTACAGCCAAGACCGCAGCATCGCAGTCGGCACCATAGGAAGCACTTCCAAGCGCCTCGCGTGGTTCCAGCAGGGGCACATGCGTAATTGGCGCATCCAGCGCTTTCGAGGCGATAGCGATGCGCACATCTCATTCATTCGCCTCGAAGCACAAATCGAAGCACTGGCGTACTGACCATGGCCACCGCACCAACATCACGCAGATTGAATTTAACGCGAGACCAGCTTGCCGCGTTTCTGACTGACCAACAGCAGATAAGGCAGTTTGAACTTTTGTTCTCCACTGTTGACACATTGCAAGTCATAGTCGGAACTGACTTTGAGTTTCAGGCCGACAACGCTGCCGCTACCGCAAATGAGGCGCTGGCCCAGATCAATGCCCTTTCTCAAGTCGTAGACCTCAATGGCCAAGCAGAGGCTCTGTCTTATCTTGCTGAAATTAGCAAGCAGATTCAAGCGTTGGAATCTGCCCCGCCATTTTCTGCACCTCCGGCTGTCATTCCTGCTGGCGCGAACACCCAGATTCAGTTTAATAACGCTGGGGTTTTTGGGGCAAGCGCAAACTTTACTTACGCCACAGGTACAAACACTTTCACCGTTGGCCCTGCTGGGGCGACCACGACCATTGAAACGCTTGCCCCTACGGGCGCTACGGCTGCTGGGGCTTTGCGGTTTCTAGGCAAAAACGCCAGCGCAACTAATGGCGCGGGGGGCCGAATATTTTACGTTGGAGGAAACGCACTTGGTACTGGCACGGGCGGTGGGCATAGTTTTTCTTGTGGTACTGGAAGGATTGGTGGGGGAATAAGTTTTACTTCTGCCAACGGAACCTTTGACGGTGGTTCTATGTCGTTTAATTCCGGCGCTGCGAATGCTGGAGGAACGGGCGGCAATTTCAGCATGAACGCTGGTTTAGGGGCAACCACCGCCAGCGGGGGAAGTTTTGAAATAACTGCTGGTAATGCCTCTTCTTCTGGTAATGGTGGAGGTTTTACCATGTCCTCCGGTTTTTCGTTGGGCAGCGGCGCGGGAGGCGATTTTACATTTACAGCGCTTAGTGGTGCAGCGGCTAATGGCAGTATGTATTTTAATACTGACTACGGTACAGTTATTCAATTAACAGCATCATTATTAGGTGATCAACAACTTGGGTTTTACGGCACAGTCCCCGTCGCACAAGCCGCAGCCTACACAAAGACCTATTCCACGGCGTCAAGAACGATCCCCAACGCGACGTTTACAAACCTTGTTACTACAGCGGCTACCAACGTAACCCCTTACGGATTCACTACGCAAGCGCAAGCAGACGCAATCGCCACCAAAGTCAACGCTCTGGCAGCAGATGTGCTGATCCTGAAGCAACTGATCGTTTCGCTTGTTAACGACTCATCCACAACCCTAGGCGTTGGTTTAAACGCAACATAATCATGGCAATCACAAAACAACTCACCAACGCTGCGGGTATCGTTTACGAATACCACCGCATCAATTCCATCATCATTGACGCACAAGACAATCTGTATGCCACGGTGTCGTCATTTATCAGCGCAGCCCGCGCTACTGACCAAGATCGACCTGTTGACCGCTTCTCCACCCAGATTTACACGCCTATTACTACAGGGCTGGTTGCCACGGCAGAAGGTTTGCTAGTCGCTGATGCCAACTGCAAACTGTTTGGTGGCGTTGTAACGCCAGACGTCATCTTGCCCGATTTGGACAAGGCCAAAGCCAAAAAGAAGGCCGAGATCGCCTCTGCTCGCAGCGTTGCAATGTACGCCGACAAGACCACTTCACTTGGCGTGTTTGGTAGCACAGAGTCAGACAACAACAAACTGTCGATAGCCATTCAAGTTACCCAGCTCGCGGTAGCCGCAGGACAGCCAGCCGAGTGCGGCTACAAAACCGTGGACGGAACGTATTCGGTCTACACGCTGGCGCAGCTTGAGCAGATCGCGCTAGAGATTGCCGCGCAGGTGATCCCGTTGTATGAGCAAGAATCAAGCCTGGTGGCGCAAGTAGATGCTGCCACCACGGTGGAAGAAGTCGAATCGATTAATTTTGGAGTGTTGCCATGACCGTCACCGTAAAAGTTCTAATCCCGGCCAAGCAGGCCGAGAACACGCAAACGACGCAGTACACCGCGACGAACTGCAAGACCATCATCGACAAGTTCACCGTCACCAACACCAGCGCAGGAAACGTGACGTTCAGCGTCAACTTGGTGACCAGTGGCGGCAGCGCAGCGGCATCCAACTTGATCCTCGATACCCGCAGCATCGCTGTCGATGAGTGTTACACCTGCCCCGAGCTGGTCGGCCAGGCGCTGGAGTCTGGCGGCTTCATCAGTACCATTGCCGGAGCAGCCACCTCGCTGACCATCCGTGCCTCTGGCCGTGAAATCGTATAAGGAGAACAGCATGAAAGAATTCATGATGATGCCGAAGGGCTTCATGGGCCTGCCTCTGGAAGAGGAATTCATCAGCACATCCGAGAACAAGAAAAACTACGCAGTGGCGGTGCAGGACTGGAACTATGGCCCCGAAGTGCCGACCAATGAGCCAGGCGCGAACAAGGATTTTTACGCTGGTTTGGCTGATGCCATGCAGTGCGACGAGAAAGACGCACGTCGCAAGCATTGCTCTAATTGTGAGTATTACGACAACAGCCTCATGACCCAAGTGCGGATTGAACGCATCCCGATGGCGGCTTATGACAAGGGCGCAGGGTTCCGTGGTCGTTGCGAAAAACTGAACTTCATCTGCAATGACATGCGGGTTTGTCAAGCGTGGGAAGACCGCGAGTACGAAGATTGATCGAGGTGTGTTAAAATGAAGCCGCTGAGTCACCCGAGCCGCCAGCAGCTTCCCCTAAACAGGAGTCGCCGATGCTGGCTGTAACGGAAGGAATCACGAAAGGCCACTTGCTTGAGGTCTATTCGGATCCGTACATCCTCAAGGTCGGTCACGACCATCGACCAGCGGCACCCATTGACCACCCAGCCGTCACCTATCTGACGGCTTGGGTCGGCGACACCTTCGCTGGTGCCTTTATGGCCATTCGCTTTTCTCCCCTCGAGATTGAATTGCATGCGCTCTTGAAGCGATCGGTTCTCAAGCACTCACGCGAGCTTGGCATGGCTTGCTTGGGATGGGCGTTTTCGCAGCCCATCCAGCGCGTCACCGCTTACATCATCGAAGGCCTGGAGTTAGCCAAAAACTACTGCCTCAAACTCGGCTTCAAAGAAGAAGGCCGCAGGCGTGCAGCGTGCATGCAGGGCGGCGTGCTCAAGGACGTTTATGTGCTGGGTATGACCCGGCTGGATTGGAGTTCAAAATGAGTTTTGTTGGTGACGCTATCGGTAGCGTGGTGGGCGGCGTTACCGGCGCAAAGCAAGCGGCCAAGGGCGCACAGAGAGCCGGACAAACTCAAGCAGCCGCAGCCCAGGCGGGTATTGAGGAGCAACAAAGAGCAGCTCGGGCTGGCATTGCGGAGCAGCAATTTGCATCTGGAGCAGGCATTGAGCAACAGCAATATGCAGCTCAAACTGGCATTGCGGAGCAGCAAAGGCAATTTGATGCGCTGGTGAATTTGATGGCGCCGTATGTCCAAGCGGGCTCCGGTGCCATTGGTCGTCTGGCTCCTTATGAGCAAGCAGGCCAGCAGGCCTTCGGCCAGCAGCAAGCTCTGATCGGTCTACAAGGCCCAGCTGCCCAGCAGCAAGCTATCGCAGCACTGGAGGCAAGTCCACAATTTCAAGCCCTGCAACAGCAAGGCGAGAACGCCATTCTACAAAATGCGTCAGCCACCGGTGGTCTGCGTGGCGGCAACGTGCAAGCGGCTTTAGCCCAGTTCCGTCCACAGGTTCTCAACTCATTAATTGAGCAGCAATACGGGCGGCTCGGAGGCATCGCAGGCGCAGGTCTTGGCGTAACTGGCGATCTTGTCAGTCTGGGTCAAGCCTCGGCATCTGGTCAAGGATTAGCAGGACTTCAATCTGCCGGTGACATCGGAAACCTCTTGACGAACCGTGCCGACAAAATCGGCACCCTTTTGACAAACAAAGCCAGCAACATTGGCAACCTATTAACGGGCCAAGCTACCAACGTCAGTAACCTCTTGGGCAACCAAGGCGCAGCCATAGCAGGCGGTCAAATGGCTCAAGGTGGTCTTGCGCGTCAAGCATTCGGCGACCTTGTGACTATTGGAAAAACGGCCGCATCTTTTTAAGGCAAAAACATGGCCATCAATCCACTACAAGCCCCGATCAATTACATGGAGATGACTCCCCAAGTAAATCTGGGGCAGCAGTTTGCCGAGTTTGGTCAAGCACTAGCACAGCGTCAGCAGCGCCAACAAGCCGAACAAATTAGACAGCAATTCTCCGACGACCTGCAAGCCGCTCAGGCTGACGGCTCTCAAAATGCATGGCTCGGCATGATTGCCAAGTATCCGCAGTTCCGCGAAGCCTTTAGTC